GTGTGTCTAATCTAAAAGTACCTAGCTTCCAGCTTTGATTAACAGCTGTATTAGCTACTTTTAAAGATATAGCTCGTGCTCTTGCACGAGTGTCTACCTTATCAGTAGATGAGGTAATTGTAAAGGGTCCAAGTGGTGAACTCGCTTGAGAACTATTTGGGTAATTTTTAAGCTGTAGTGTTATTTGGGTGTCACCTGTTTGAGATAAGAAGTCAGGTACAAATCTTCTAATCTTCATAATGTATTCACCGTCTCCTTGAAAGTCAGCAATACCAGTCATTTGACTACCAACAACTCTTTGAGTAATATCAAAGTCTCCTGATTCAATATTAGAAGTAATTGCGTTAACACCATTTGCTAATGCTTCATCCGTTCCTTTTTCATGTTCAAAGTATATTGTGCTTCCTTCAGTATTACCAACAACATCAAATGATGCATTGTCATCTGCATTAAAATATGTTGCATGGGGTAAACCAAATACAGAAGAGTCTTGCCATGATCCACGGGCCAAGGTCCCTGTTGTCCATACCGGTCTTTGTGGTGATGAGTCCATGTAGTTATATGTTACACATCTGTTAATTACAGTTGAACTTTCTGTACAATAGAACCAAGTAATCTCACCAAACAAATTATTTAGTCCAACATTAATTAATTGATTAGCTGTTGTATTTAAATCATCGTAAACAAAGTCTTCTACTAAACAAATCATAGTCTCAAGATTACCAGAGTATTTAAAGAAACCGTTTTCTGAAAACCAATACGCAGCACCATCAACTTCTAATGCAGCATTCTGTCCAATCAATCCGCAGTTAGTTCCTACTTGTTGAAAACCAAAAGTAAATGGCTGACCAATAAATCTCATAGTAAACAAAGATGTATCTGTCCAAACATAAATTGCATCTCTACCTCTAACCGCGCCTACAATTTTAGATCCATCCGCAAGTCTTTGTGTCCCTGCTGTGTTGACTGCTGTTGGTTGGTAAGTATTAATATCTTCTTGGTTTGAGAATCTTATAAACATTTCATCTTGTGTAGTTGGATCACCAATAGTTAATTCTGTTCCAAAAAATACTAAGTGTCTATCAGGTGTTGATACCAACATATCACGTGATGCTGTTGGTGCACCTGCAATAATAGTTGCTCTATTAGTTACAGCGTTTGTTGCATTAGAATCCCATTCAAATACTTGTGCATTATGAATTAGTGCAATTACTTTATCACCAAAGTTATCAATAGACCATAAACCAGGATCAACAACTAGGTCACCAGATGCGGCTTCGCCCCATGCAATATAATCAGAACTATCTAATATAGTTGCACCATTAGAATGTGTTGCAGCTGTTGTATTTCTAACTCCTCTTGTAACACCTGTTAAAGTATTACTAGATATACCTGTGTATGAAATTTCTTCTGAACCTATTTGTATAAAGTTTGTACCTGATGTTGGAAACAAAGATGCGTCTGTTAATACAATAGTAGTTGTAACCGCATTAATACCACCGTTTAAAGTAGTTGTTGCTTCACCTGTTACAGTTCCACCCCAAGAAGCTAGTCCCCAACCAAAGCCAGGTAATTGTTCTGCAGGTCCTACTGAATAATAATGTTGTACTCTAATACCACCAGATGTTGTAGCACCTGAACCTGTCTCATTAGACGGCATTGTGATAGTTATAGTGGTTGATGACGGAACAGATGTCACCATAAATTTTTTATCATCAAAGTCTGATGCTGAATAGTTAGAGTTTGTGATAGTTGTAAAATTATCTAAAAGAATAATATCGTTTTCTTGAATATTGTGATCAGTGCTAAATGTTATTGTAACAATTGCAGAACCATTTGTTGTACTAAATGCGTTGGTTAGTGTTGTAGTCGATTTGATAGGATGAATGTCGTAGTAAACACCACCTGTATATGCGTATAAAATTCTGTTTGTACCTATGATTGCAAACTTGTTACCAGATTTATTTACTAAATGATGTAAAGCTCTTGCAGCTCCTGTAAGTTTTGATTCACCTAACTGTGACCAACCACCAATTTTTTCAGGTGTACCATATCTAAACCTTACATTATCACCATCAACCCATTGTCCTTCAGCTGTGGTTTCTGTAATTTGTTTATTGAATCCTGGTTGAAAACCTATCTTTTGTAGCATATGGCTCCATTATAATACTATTTTATACCTGATGGTAGACCTAACATAGGTCTTCCGTCAAATCTATTTTTTTCAGCAAATGGGCCGTTTACATGATTATAATGTAAGAATACTTGGCCACATATGTTCCCGTCAAAAGGCTCTCGCCAATGTTCGAGTTCGCAACCACTATATACTAACATATCTCCTACTTCAAGCAAGACTTTCGTGCCTGCTGGAGCATTGGGTTTTACAATATTTTGTCTTTCATTAACAACATTATCAGCACCTGTGCCATCTATAAATATAGGCCAAGGATCACCACCTAAATTAAGTGTTGTAGATATTTCACAACTAGGTCTATCTTTGTGTCTGTGTAAAGTATCTCCTTTTTTGTATGCTCTAGTGTAAGAATAAGTTGGTATCAAATCTAGTCCTGTGTGTTGTTTCATTACAGGCAACATTTTAACTAGTAATGTGTCCATTACAAAATCACCATAACAAGAGAATGTATTTGGTATCTGTTTATCGGTCCATGTTCCAAGGATCGGGGACTGTGAATGTAAATTATTTTCATACATAAATCTTGTTGCATCCCTTTTAAGTAGTAAATAATTTAAGGCAAAGTTAGCTAGATCGTATGATACAGCTTTCTTTATTACTTGATATTTATTAGTTTGAAAACTCATACAAACATACCTTTCTGTAAAAAATTAAATGACACTGATATTCTTATATCATTAGATTCGTTAGGATCAACACAGTGCATTAACCAAGAAGGAAACATAATACATCTTCCAGCAATAGGTTCGTAATGTGTTTCTCTAAATAATCTTGCAGGAACGGGTCCTTCTTTTTGTCTAGGTCTAGACATACAAGCAACTGATCTTGGATCATCTATCTTTAAATGTCCTGAGTTCTTAGGTGCTTTGATATAATATACACCTGACCATAATGAGTTTGGATGTTGATGTGCTCTGTTCATTCCACCTGGTGGATTTATATTAGCCCACATATTACCAAGATAAGGCTCACTATCTAAATGCTCTTGTTCGTATATTGTTTTTTGACATGCATATAACATATCAACTAATTTTTTAAATTGTGGTAACTCAGCCATATTTGTAGGTGAGTGCCAACCTTGAACATTAGTTCTTGTTATACCTTTATCTTGTTTAGACCAAGCTACAATATCTCTTTCAAGTTCTTGATTAAGAGTAGGGTGTTCTATATCTGCAATATAGATAGGGGTTGGAAAATGTAAATCTCTATGCATTATTTAAATGGTGTTCCTCCAAACCACATAACAAGTGATTGTCTTCTACCACGTGTTACAGGTTTTACTCTGTGTCTTATAAATGAAGCAAAGAATACTGCATGACCTTGTTTTATTTTTGCAATTTTACCTTCAGCGATTAACTCTAAGTCCCCTCCTTCAAACTCTGATTCAGGAGAAAGTAAACAAGTCATAGATATTTTTCGAACTGGTGGTTCGTGTGCACAGTTTACATCATTATCTACATGCCAGTCATAAAATCCTCCTTCAGGATATTCTGTGTATTGTGCCATTTCAGTTATTGTCATTCCATCAAAACCAAAATGATTACCATTAGTTGTCTTCATAATATGTTCAATTTCTTTATACATCTCTGGTGTTTTAGAAAATGGTATCCAACTAATATGTGAAGTTCTAGTTTGAGTATCTAACACACCTCCTTTAATACCTTGTTTGTTTCCAACATAAGCATCTTGTTTAGGCTCGCTTCTACCTGCTGCAATAATCATTTTACATTGTTCAGGTGTAAAGATTGGTTTTGTAGTTTCAACTATATAAGATTTCCAACGTGGCTCTGTTATCATATTAATATCCGTATTCTACCCATCCCGTTATTATATATTTATCATTCGACAGAGGTGGGTTGCCTCTATGAATGTGTGTAAATTGTGCAGGCCAAACCAATAGTGTATTTTTTTCAGGTTTGAATCTACACTTTTGATATAAAAATTCTGTTTCTCCGCCCTCGTTCACATCATTAAGATAAATCATAAAAGCTAGTATTCTATTTCTTGCTTTCATCCCAGCATTTTCACAATGCCAAAAATGATAACCTTCACCTACTTTAGTTTTTTGAATTTTTACTTCTAATATACTATGCGTTGCTAATTTTTTTAAGTATGAATATTTTTGTACATACAGAGGATAAACATCTTTAAAAAACATATCTATAAAAGGTTTGTTGTTATAAGTCATAGGAACATTAGTATCTCTAATAGTATCGATTGCATTATCAGATACTAACATCTC